TCCATTTCGGTAGAGGAGGCGGCTTCTGATGCCGACGAAAACCAGTATAAATCCGCTCCCCACGCCGACTAGAAAACAGCGAAAATTTCTATCCGCTGTCGAAGACGAGGTCCTGTACGGCGGAGCGGTCGGCGGTGGTAAAAGCGCGGGATTATTGATGTTTTCTATCGCGCGAAGGCTCTTAATCCCTAATTCTCAAGGCCTTATCCTCCGTCGTACATATCCCGAGTTGGAAATGAGTCATATTCTTACGTCCAAACGCTGGTTGGCACCCCTCGTAAAAGAAAAGATGGCTAAATATTCAGAACAGCACAAGAGGTGGGAATTTAAAAATGGCTCAGTTTTGCAGTTCGGCTATGCGGAGCGGCATGATGATTTATACCGCTACCAGTCCTCAGAATATGAGGATATTTGCATAGACGAGGCGAGTCAATTTTCTGAAAACGATTACTTGTTCTTGCTATCCCGTCTTAGGACAACGAAGGCTGGAGTAAAGTGCTTTGTGCGACTTGCCTCAAACCCTGGGGGGATCGGGCATATCTGGTTGAAGCGGCGGTTTGTCGATGTTGCCAAGAACACGTCATACACCGACTCGGAAACGGGGCTGACCAGGAGGTTTGTTTCAGCCACACTCGACGATAACCCTCACATAGATATACAGAATTACGAAAGGCGCCTTGCGGCAATGCCTAAAGAACTCCGCCGCATGTATAGGTACGGCGATTGGAATGTGTTTAGCGGGCAGGTATTCGAAGAATTCCGCTACGACATTCACGTTGTCCGTCCATTCCCCATCCCAGCATGGTGGCGACGTTGGATAGCTAACGATCCAGGATACGCCGACCATTTCGCTTGGTACTGGTTCGCGGCTGATGATTTAGGCAATGTATATTTATACAGGGAATATACAAACGAGGATGGCGAGAGAATCCCCTACAGTCAACAGGCGTTACAGGTTGTCGAGATGACAGGCGAAGAACATATAGATTTTGTCGTGACAGGTATGGATGCTTTTAACCCTCACCCAGAAACGGGCAAGAGCATCATTGATTACTACCGAGAAGGCGGAATTCCTTGGGGGTTCCTTGAGCCCATCCACGGAGCGGGTAGCAGAAAAATCCGCTCTGCTACAGTGCATGAATATTTACAGCCTGTATACGACGAAAACACAGGGAGATATGAGGCGAAACTGCGTATTTTCGGCACTTGCTCAAAGCTGATTGAAACTCTCCCTGTCTTAGCCGCCGATAAGACCGACCCTGAAGTTGTTGCGAAGTGCGGCATAGACCACTGGTATGACGCTATGTCCTACGGTCTTTGCGTGTGGCATGCGGAGGTGTCTAAGGAGCCACCGAAGCCCAAGACCTTCATTCAGAAGGACAAAGAGCGGTTGAGTCGGCGGAGCAGTGACTTTCTGAAGCGAGCGTTAATGAGTTAGGAGGAGGAAGATGTCTACAAGTATGTTCCCATGCAACTTCGACGTGCCGTGCGATGGCTATGCCTGCACAAATAGGGCGAAGTGGTTCATCGGCGAGCAGCGAAACCACTACATCATTGCAAAATTATGCGAAGACTGTATAAGGTCGATTTTCCCCAATCTTGAGGAAGAGTTCAACCTGGTAGAAGATGACCCCATAATCATCAAGAAGGGCAGGGGCAGTCATACATGCGAGGTGTGTGGTGAGTCATTCACCACTAGGCACAAGCTGTGGAAGCACAGGCTGGAGGAGCACGCAAATGACTAGTTCCATAGTAATCGCGGCTATCGCGTTGACATACATCGCCTGGCGGGAGTGGAGGCACGAGAAAGAAAGGCAGGAACTCTATTCTCGCTTAATGGCCAGAGATTTGGCGGAGTTTGCGGTTTTTTCCAAGAATGACCAGCCGCCATCCAAGAGCAGGTCATTTATCAGGCTGCCGCAAGAGGGCGGTGAAGACTAATGCTGGAGTCAATTAAACAGGTCATTAGGAGTGGGGTAGGGCGCATAGTCGCCAGGGCAAAGCCGCGCGAGTTTGGTTATTCGGACGACTTAATTCAGCTTGTAGAGGACGAATTTGCCCGGCGACAAACAGAGCGCAGGCCGTTCGAGTTGCAATGGCGGCTTAATTTAGCGTTTTTAGACGGCAATCAGTACATTGACATTGACCCGCACTCGAACGAGTTGGTTGAAATCCCTAAAGTTGCGGCATGGCAGGAGCGCGAGATATTCAATCACATCGCTCCTATAGTAGAAACTCGCGTGTCCAGATTGATGAGGGCACAGCCTACTTTAAAAGCCAGGCCAGCAACGGAAGAAGCAGAGGACTTAGCTTCAGCAAAGGTCTGTACTCGCTTGATGCAACAGATTTTAGCGGAACAATTAGACCGCGAGCACCGCCAGGAGATGCTTACATGGGTAGAATCATGTGGCACTGTGTTTTTAAAAAACATTTGGAACCCAAGGGCCGGGAGAATTGTGGGAAGGGCCGCAGTACAGGGTGCTTTAAAAGAGACGATGCAGCACCAAGAAGAACCTGAGCTAAACGATGAAGGCACAAAGACGCTGGCGAAAGAGATGACTATGGCTCTAGAACAGCCGCCAGAAGAAGAAACTCAAGTCGAGGAAACTGATGATGGGATAGTCGCAGCTACTATAGTCCCAGTGCATGAAGGCGATGTTAGCGTTGTTGTTGTGCCGCCATATGAAATCTATCCCGACTCGGCGTGGCATTCGAGTATTGATGTGTGCCGCAGTATTATTCATGCCCGAGCCTACTCTATTGAGCAGATTTACGAGATGTATGGTGTGCTTGTTGACCCTGAGCCTGTTGAGTCCTGGGAACTTGAGGCTACTACCTTGGGACTTGGTGGGCTGGGTTATGGCAGGGGCGGATACAAAATATCTGTTCAGAGCCGCAAAGACCACGCTGTGGTCAAAGAATACTGGGAAGCTCCATCTTTGCGGTATCCAGAAGGGCGGCTAATTGTAGTTGCTGGCAGGAAGTTGCTGCATGTAGGGCCGTTGCCGTTTGCTGTAGGAGCAGATGACAGGCCAGCACTGCCGTTTGTAAAAGTTACGAGCATCATGAAACCTGGCTGTTTTTGGGGCAGGAGCCTGATAGAAAGGTTAATCCCTATCCAGAGAAGGTATAACGCTCTTCGCAACCGCAAAGCAGAGTACTTAAACAGGGCGGCCATAGGGCAGATGTGGGTACAAGAAGGTGCAGTAGATTTAGATGAGCTTGAGGTTAACGGCGGCATGCCTGGATGGATATGCGTCGTTAAACCTGGGTTCACTCCGCCGCAGTATTTTACTTTCCCACCACTGCCATCGGCATTCGAAACAGAGGAGAACAATCTGCTCAATGAGTTTACTATCATCTCTGGAGTATCAGAGATAGCGAGGCACAGTCAGGCCCCGCCTGGTGTGAAATCAGGGGTAGCCTTGGATATAGCACTTGAACAGGATGACACTAGATTGAGCCACACCGTTGTAAATGTTGAGTCTGCTTTCATAGAGGCAGGTAAGCAGTGGCTCAGGTTATATCGCCAGTTTGCGACAGTGCCTAGAATAATACGCAATGTCGGAACTCAAAACACTTTAGAAGTTTTGCAGTGGGATCGCAACAATATCCGCAGCGACGATGTTGTGATTGAGACTAGCGCGCTGGTAAGCGAGGCGCCTGCTGTAAGGCGGCAAATGGTCCTTGATTTGCTCAATATGGGCCTGTTCAATGATCCAGATACTGGCAGATTGAGCAAAGAAGGACGGACTAAAGTGTTTGAGTTACTTGAAATGGGGCATTGGGAATTTGGCGATGAGGCAGATAAATTGCACATAGCTAAGGCACAGCGTGAAAACAGGATGATGATGGATATGCAGCTCGCTGATGTAGCCGATTATGACGACCATGCCGCTCATATTGAGGCTCACAACCAGTGGCGGTTGACCATTGAGTACGAAGAGGCAAACAAGGCACAAAACAGGGTGTTAGATGCTATCTTCAGCCGACACGTTGAGCAGCACTTAGCTATGATGCAGGCGGTAAATTTAGGAGGTGTATTTGGTGGACCAGGACAACAACCTGCCGGAAACAGTTGAGGGATTCTTTGAGCAGTACATGAACGAGCCAGAAGAGTCGGTCGTTGAAGAAGAAGCAGCAGAGGAGCAAGCAGTAGTAGAAGAAGTAGAACCGCAACAATCAGAAATTGAGGAGCTAAAGAACCAATTAGCTGCTTTGCAACAGCAAAATGCTCAGTTGACGCAAATGGTTTTAAAACAAGCAGAGGAGAAAAAGGAGCTGACCGTTCCTGAAATTCCCGACGACATAGTGTCAAGAATCCTTGAAGCTATGCCAGAGGAAAAGAGACAGGAACTTGAGGAATTGGCCCTCGAAGACCCGATAAAGGCGCAGGCTAAGACTTTCCTCTATGTTGATACTGTTTACCGGCAAATACAGGCTGAAGAGGCTAGAAGAAGAGAAGAGGAGTTGATGCAACAGCAAGAGGCGTACAAAAAAGAAGCCTACTATGCTGCTAAAGAACTGCAAGAACTTTACGGGGTAAACGACCAGGATTTGAACGAGATAGCTGAAATTATTTTGAAAGAGCGGCAGGACTTAATCACGTTACATCCTCGGCAGGCATTGAGGGATGCATATGAGGTTTGGAAACAGAGGAAAGGCGTAAATGAAGTCCAGTCGGCTGTAATGCAGGCTTTCAAAAATCCGCAAGTATTGGCGGAAGTTTTGAAAGACCCGCAGGTTCTCAACGCAGTAGCTCAGGCGTTAAAGCCTGAAATAATCAAGAGCACAGTTGAAACAAATTCAACCGTGCCAATCTTAATAGCTAACCAGCCGGGCGGTGCTCCAGTGGCTTCGGCTCCGACCAAGCCGAAGTCGGCACGCGAAGCTGGTAAGCTATGGGCTATGCAACAAGGACTACAATAAGGGGGAATAGCAATGGGGTTGTTAGGAGTACAAGCTGCAAGCGAGGCCTTAAAACTTTATTATCTTGACAGCTTTAAATATCAATTAAACGAAGGTGCCAGTGCATTTATGACACAGATTGAGAAGACTACGCAAAACGTGGTTGGCGGCAAAATCAAGATGCCTTTAAGGTATGGGCGGCATGGTGGTGTAGGAAACAGGGCTGATGATGGTAACCTGCCTACTCCCAATAGCCGTAAAACTCGACAGGCCGAATTTGACACTAAGAACATTTTTGCAAGGATTCAAATTACTGATAAGGCAATTGAGGTTTCTAAGTCTGACAAAGGGGCTTTTGCTAACCTGCTTACTCAGGAATTAGAGGATGCTGAGAACGATGCCAAAGAACTGCTGGCAAGGCAGTTGTTTGGGAATGGTACAGGGGTTCTTTGCACCGTGTCTTCTGTAAATATTGGGTCGAAGCGGCTGACTGTTAACAATGTCGATTATTTGGCAGAAGGCCAGTACATTGATTCTTATACTACTGGCGGCATTGCTCATGACACTGGGATGGAGATTACGGCAATCGACGAAGACAACAATTATGTTTTCGTTGACACTGTAAGTACAACCGCACTTAATGACATTCTTGTTATTAGTGGCAACTACAATAATGAGCTTACTGGATTAGGGGCAATAGTAAGCAATACTATTCTTTACGGGATTGACCGTTCTACAAATTACTGGCTCAAGCCTAAAACCATTAACGTAAACGGCGAGTTAAGTGAAACTGTCATGCAGCAGGGCATTGACTTCGCCGAAAAGAGAGCAGGGGCAAAAGTAAACTTCATGGCTTGCTCCTACGGAGTAAGAAGGTCATATCAATATCTGCTCCAGTCTCAAAAGCGGCAGGTCAATTCCCTCCAGCTTAAAGGTGGATGGGAAGCTCTAGAATATGTTGGCGGTTCGCAGGTCAAGGTTGGCATAGTCGCCGACAAATACTGCCCAAGTGGAACGTTGTACATGCTGGACACCAACGATTTGGCCATTTACCAAGTAGCTGATTGGGACTGGATGGACAGACATGGGGCTATACTGTTCCCCGTTAGTGGTAAGGCGGCTTATGAAGCTGTACTTCGCAAATATTGTGATTTAGGATGTTCTAGGCCGCGCGGGGTAGTTGTTTTGACCAACATTACCGAGCACTAGGCGGTGGTTAGTTTGCTTACTCTTTTTAGCGGAACGGTAACCGGGAGTGGGAACGGCTCCTCAATTGATACCGGAGACGGCAACAATTGGGGAGTTGCCGCTTTTCTTGATGTGGCATCTGTGTCAGGGGCTTCTCCTACTTTGAATGTAGTCGTGCAAGATTCTCCCGATGGGGACAAGTGGTACGATTTAATAACATTTACGCAAGCAACGCAGGCAGGTAACGAAGTAAAAAGAGAATTGAATGTATTTGGGCGGTATTTAAGGGTCAAGTATACAGTTGGCGGGGACTCTCCGCAGTTTGTTTTCGATGTAAAAGCAGAACTGCGTTACCGTCCATAGAGGTGGGACGATGCTATTTTTCGAGGATAACGTGAAAAATGTTTTATCCGACAAGGCACATCTTTTGCCTGTTTTTAACAATATTTATGACATTCCTCAAAGGTTGAGGGATATAGATGATACTTTGTTTGTAGTTTTTAATGCAAAAACTCAAAAATTTGAGGTTCATTCTTTAGAGCATAAGCCTGAGACTTATGCTTGGGAAGTACCTTTTGAACAATTGGATGTTAGAACCTTAAGATTGGCTAGAAGAAATTCATTGCGTATGCGTGGTGATGAAATTTTCAAGGAAATAGACAGAAACAATGAAAGGATAGAAGCTGGTTTGGCAAGAAAAAGGCGCAATGATTTAGATGCGTGGGCGAGAGATGTGGCATACTGGCATTTCAAAAAGACAGCATATTGGGAGTGATATAACTTGGCTAAAAACAAAAACTGGATAGCATCAGCCATAAAATCTCCTGGTGCTCTTCGGGCGCAAGCCAAGAAAGAAAAAGCTATTACAAAGAAAGGCACAATTTCTAGCTCGTGGATCAAAAAGAAAGCTAAAGGTAAAGGAACTACGGCAAGAAGGGCTAGATTGGCCCAAACTTTAAGCAAATTAAGAAAGAAAAAGAGGGGATGATTAAATGTCTCGTGTCATTGGAGCAAACTGTCCTATCTTTGATGCAAGTATGACAGTAGAAACCAGTGAAGTAAATAAGTTAGCAAACATAGATATTGGGGCCGATGCCAGGATGCTTCAGGTTGCATCTGCTACAGTGGCCTACGATGATGCCGCCAAAGATCTTTTAACACTTCCAGCAGGTGCCAAGATAGCCGCAATTTACATTGATGTAACAACAGCGTTTAACGCAACTAGTCCAACGTACAAAATAGGCTATGCAACCGACGATGATGCGCTAGCCAGCATATCTTCTGGCTTAAATTCAGTTGGTAGAGTGACTGCTTCACCTCCACCGGCTACTATAGCAGAATGGAATTTGACTACCGGTGGCGCTATTATTGGGACTGCTGGCGGGACAGGCGGTTCTGCTGGTGCAGGCGTAGTAAAGATAGTGTATTGGATGTGATAAATAATGCCTTTGAAGCGCGGCAAAAGCAAGAATGTAATAAGCAGTAACATTCGAGAAATGGTGCATTCCTATGAACGAACCGGGAGAATAGGAAATACAAAGCCGAAAAGCAGGAAGCAGGCCGTAAAAATCGCCGTTGCTGCTGCTCTAAGGAAAGCAGGGAAGAGCAAGAAATGACTGTTCAAGACATAATTAACTATGCTTCTAGCAGGTTGCTTGGGAAAAGCGTAAATAGCAGCGATGCCATTGACTGGATAAATGATGCTCTAAATGAAATGGGCGTCGATGCTAGAAAAACCACTACCTCTCAGATAGTAGCGCAGGAGTCTGAGACGTGGTATAACCTGCCCAGTGGATGTCTTAGCATTGATGAAGTGCAGGCCTCTGATGGGCATAGATATAGTTTTTGGCATACAGATGGCAACAGAATAATGTTCATGGATGCTGATACGTACACAATCCGTTACTTTGTTATGCCAAGCAAAGTAGTAAAGGCTACAGACATACCTGATTGCCCAGAAGTTTATCATCAAGCACTTGCATACTATGTCGCCTACCGTTTCGATGCTCGTGATTTCCCTGGGGCCAATTTGAGTATGGCAAGGTTAAACGAATACCGTTCTCGTTATGCCCAGGCCAAAAGTAGTTTGCCTAAAAGAGAGCGATATATCCGAGCATGGCGGTGGTCATAGTGGCTGATAAAAATATATTGTGGCAGGAGTGGGCTATAAATGACTTTACAGAGGGGTTAATTGACAGGGTTGAAGATGATCTTCTGCCATTTAATGCCACTTCTGACTGTCAAAATTTTATAGCTAGGAAAGTAGGCAGTTTGCAAAAAAGAAGGGGCCAGACAAGGTGGAACAGTTTAGCACTTGCTGGCCCCGTACATGGGCTTCATGCATACTACACTGCAACTAACAATTACTTGGTAGCTGTGGGCGGTAGCACCGCTTACTATTGGGATACTGCTGAATCTGTTTTCAGGGAGTTAAAAACTGGCTTAGACCAGTACGCTCCTGTTGACTTTGAGACTTGTGTCAACTACATGGTGGCTTTTAACGGCATAAACGCTCCCTGGAAGTGGAATGGCACTGTTGTTTCTAATTTAAACAATGCACCTTCTGATGGCAAGTTTGCTGTTCTTTTCAAGGAGAAACTGTTTACCGTCCCTGCTAGTGAACCTTCTACTTTACGTTGGTCTGACAGCTTCCAGCCAGAGCAGTGGCCTTCGGTCAATTATTGGGATGTTAGAAAAGGCGATGGTGATTCCATAACTTGCTTAAAGGTTCACTACGATGAGCTAGTAATTTTTAAACGCCGCTCTATAAATGTACTGCGAGGAACAAATCTTGATGATTTTAGGCTTGATACTTATGACACCTCTAATGGCTGTGTAGGCCCGTTCGCATCTGTAACTGTTGGCCCGTTCTTATATTTCATATCCGATGACGGACTTTGCGTTTGGAATGGTGTCAGAGCAGTTAATCTTTCTAAAGAAAAAATTCCTAATTTATGGAACAGGGTCAACAAGGAATACATTCACAAAGCCGCCATGGGGTATTGGGATGGGCTTGTATGGGCTGCTCTTCCCTTGGATTCCGCGCAGTATAACAATGCCGTATTGATTTATTATACTTCTGGCGGTGGGGCTACTGATGATTCTTTTTGGCTTTGGACTGGCATAAATGCTTCATGTTTTTTGCGGTACAATACAGGAAAACAGATTTGTTTTGTATCAGGTGACGCAGTTAGCGGGTATGTTAATAGACAGGATTACGGTACAAATGATTTCGGTAACCCGATAAATGCATACTGGGTAGGAAAGGCTTTTGATGTAGCCCAAGCTGAAAGGAAATGTCGTTTCGGCTGGGCAGTAATTCAAGATGTTCCGTCTGCTGCTGATGTTGATATACAGTTTTCCATTGATTACGGCTCTTATTTCAGCCTAGAGCCGGGAGAGTACGACAACTTGGTGAGGCGATATAATTTTTACCAGAATTATACAGGTAGATATTTGAAGCCCAAAATTGTTCATAACAGTTTGGGAGGATGCGATGTGCGTGGCATAAAGGTATTTTTCATGCCGTTTACAAGGGGGTTGTAAGTCATGGCAGGAAATCAAGATGTAATTCAATTACCTGTACGATATATAGACCCTTCCGACCTCGAATTAATGGCTGTTTCTATACAGAAGAATTTCTATGAGATAGAGCGTTACTTGTCTATACTGCAAAGCTATGTCAAGCAGATAAGTGGTGGAACTATTAGCGACATAACTGAGAAGGCTCAAGTATGGGATAGGGCGGCTAACATTAATGCTGATGGTACATTTCCGGCGTCTAAATTGACAGAAAAATTAGTAGGGCTTAATTATCAATTACAGTTGGCTAACGAAGCTGTTACAGCTGCTAAGATAGCAGTTGGAGCTATTCAAAATTTGCATTTCAAGGATGGTGAGATAACGCTGCCCAAAATGAATTTTCCTTTTCATCAAATCTATTGAAAGGAGAAGATGACGATGCCTGATATTGCAATGAGCCGACAGATGCATGAAATGATTTTACGTGAACGGGAACGCATTTTTGGTTCCGTAGTAAAAATGGTTGGCAAGTTAACTGAAGAAGTTACCGAAATGATGGCAGAGACGGAGAAGCCCCAAGAAGCAATAATTGAAGTGCAAAGTATACCGACAAGCATAGAAGATGTTGTACAAAAAGCTGTAGACAAGGCCATAAGCGATAAATTCGCAGATGTATTACAGGATATAAGTTACAGAATAGGAGTCCTTAAAGATGTTGCTATGTCCGTTCAAGGGCTTCCTCATAATATAACCTCTCAGCATTTGAATCTAGCTCATCATTTGTTAGATGGCTATACATTTTCTGCTAACTCTCCTTCTTCTGGTTATGTGGCCTGGACAGACTGTCATATTGTTTTTCAGGGTAATGATTATACAATCTCAAACTCTAACACTAACAACAAATATATTTACTGGGTACAAGCTACGCCAAGTTCATTTCAGGTATCAAACACTAAACCTACATTAGGCGCAAATGATTGCTTGGTTGCTATAAATGAAAATGGCACTCCGAACTTGGTTCTGGTTCCCGGTAAATTAAGGTCAGCGGCCATACTAGTTGATGGTAGTATCAGCTCTAACGAATTGGGTTCTGGGGCAGTCACTTCTGCTAAAATTGCTGCTAGTGCCGTTGGTTCTTCTCACCTTACTGATGGCGCAGTTATTTCTACAAAATTAGCTGATGGTTCTGTTATAGGCCCTAAAATAGGCGCAGGTGCAGTAGCCGCATCTAAGCTGAACTTAGCTGCTCATATGCTTTATTAGAGAGGTGTTATTTTGCCTACTGTTGCTATTTTAACTACTTATTTTTCCCCTTATGGCAAAAAAGATTATCCTATTGTTTATTCTGGCGCTGATAGATATTTGGTCGAACTAGGAAGGTTTTTCCGGGACGAGGGGTGGAACGTTTTAGTTGTACAGTGCGGGGAAGAGGCCTGGGAAACTAAATACGAAGATATGATTGTTATGGGATTCCCAGGTACTGTTTTTGATTTTGAGACTAATCCGCTCTTGAATAAAATATTCAACGAAGTGGCTTTAAGTGCGGATTTGCGGATTTATTTCGCGCCGTTTGTTTGCTTTCCAAGAACTGTTTCGCCGAGCATAACGGTTTGCCATGGAATATGGTGGGACTATCCTGAACATCCTCTGGCCAATGGACCTGATAATTTCAAGAAGGAATATTTTCGGAGAATAAAATTTGGACTAACTTCATCTGATGCTGTTGTTTGTGTTGATACCAATGCAATCAATTTCGTAAGGGCTTTGTGGCCCGGGGAAGAAAAGAGAATGATTTTCATTCCCAATTTTGTTGACACGAATAAATTTTACCCGCGTCATGAACCCAAAAACTGGGATAAACCTAGGGTTCTTTATCCCAGAAGGTTGACTACTTTAAGGGGCTCAAATGAATTTTTATGGGCTATTAAAGAGTTGCCTGATGTGGATTTTTGGATGGTTGGACATGGCGATGAAGAATTAGATGAAGTTAAACTACAGGAGATTTGCAGGCAATATCATAATTTAACATGGCTGAAGTGTTCGTTTGATGAGATGCCTGAAGTTTACCGCCAGGTGGATTTAGCGGTTATTCCCACAAGAGCTTCAGAAGGTACTTCTCTTTCTGCTCTAGAAGCCATGGCTAGTGGCCTGCCTGTCATAGCAACTACCGTTGGCGGATTACCGAACTTGATAATTGATGGTTACAATGGATTCTTTATTGATTTAAATAGAGAAAAACTGCACAAAAAGATAGCTGGTATTATTCATGACAATGATTTATTAAAAATTTTGGGATTAAGAAGCAGAAATGTAGCATTGGTTTTTGATATAAACATTTGGCGCAGCAAATGGAGGACGATTGTAAAAGAGGTGATAAGGTAAATGCCTTACCAGGTTTATCATAATACTCCTGTTCCTGGTTATATTTATTGGACAAACCTCCATATTTCCTACAAAGGAGCTTCTTATGCCGTAGCAGACGGTTACACAGATAAAAGATTTGTTTGGTGGGATTACGATTATCCATATGTTTTACAGGCTACTGACGAATTTCCTGCGGAGCTTACTGAAGATGACCTCATTGTGTTCTTGAATAAAAATGGCACAGCGGTGGTGGTCCCAAAATCCACAATAGTAGATGGGGATTTAATTGTTCCCGGTTCGATATTAACAGACCATCTTTCTGCTAACTGTGTAACATCAGAGAAAATTTTAGCCGGGGCGATAAGCTCTAATCATATAGCCGCTAATGCTATTGGAGCGGTGCATATAGCGGCAGGTTCAATAGCATCAGAACATATTGCGGCTGAAGGAATTACAGCAGATAAAATTACAAGTGGGACGCTGGATACTACCAAGGTAGAAGTTATTGGGGAAGATGGACTTGTGCAGTTGCTTGGTAATGGAGTTAATGTTTACGACAGGGAACTGGCATTAAGAGCAGTACTGGGTAGTTACGAAACCCTCTCCGACCAGACCGCCGCCTTCACCCGCTCCTCCGTTGCCTACAAGCAGGACGGTACCCAGGTCGCCGCCAACGTCCCC